GGTATTAAAGGAATTCAATATCTTGATGGAGCTAGTAGGTCAAAGAAAAAAGGCAATTATAATTATGTTTTATTTGATGATACTTCAGCAAGAATAGTACGGACTTATTTTCAAGAATTTCCAGATACAGAAATAAAGCGTGGATATGTAAAGTTTGGTCAAGGCAAAAATAAAACAGTAGAGATTGCCCTACTTGAAAACCGTGATATGTCCACTTTTGTGCATGAATTAGGCCATGTATGGCTTGAGTTATTAGGAGATGTGGCAGAAGACCCAAATTCTGACATTTTGACCAAAAACGATTATGCAACTGTACTGAAATTTTTAGGTGTTACTGACCGCAGCCAGATTGGTACAGCCCAGCATGAGATGTGGGCCAGAGCCAATGAAGCATATTTGCGTGAAGGGAAAGCGCCTAGCGCAGAATTGCGTTCTGTATTCCAGAAATTTAAGGCATGGTTAACCCGTATATACAAAACCATTCAACAATTAGACATTGAGCTAAATGATGAGGTTCGTGAAGTATTTGACCGTATCTACGCAACAGAGCAAGAAATTGCAAATGAGCGTGAGGCAGGAGATATAAGCCCATTATTTACTACGGCAGATGCAGCCAATATGACTGACGCAGAATTTGAGGCGTATAGCACGGCAGTTAAGGATGAAATTGAAACTGCCAAAGAAAAACTCCAGCAAAAGCTAATGAATGAATTTGCTCGTACTCAAAAAGCATGGTGGAAAGAGCAGCGTATCGCAATGCGTGAAGAGGTAGCAGCAGAAGTAAATGAGATGCCTGTATATGTTGCTTTTGACCGTTTGGCGTTAAGTACGCTAAAAGGTGAGGAAAGCATCAAGATTAGCTATTTAGACCTGATTGCTAAATACGGCAAGCCATTTGTAAACAATCTGCCAAGGCCTTATATCTATGCGAAAAAAGGCGGCATTGATGCAGACTCCGCAGCTGAGATTTTAGGGTTCAATACTGGTGATGAACTTGTACAAGCAATTGCACAAATGAAGCCAAAGAAAGAATACATTGAGGCCGAAACTGACCAGCGCATGAAAGAGAAATATGGCGATATTCAGACAGATGGTTCATTAACTGATGAAGCTCGCCTTGCAATGCACAATGATTCTCGTGCAAGCGTGCTGGCAGTTGAATTAAAAGCAATTAAGCGCAAGCAAAGAGAAGCCCTGCCATTTGTTAAAGCAGAGCGTGCAAAAGCTACAGCTGCTAAGAAAATGGCTTTAGACGCTACCAATGTACCACCATTAGCCGCTTTCCGTGCAATGGCTAAAGGCATTATTGGCTCTAAGCGCATTATGGATATTACGCCTTATGACTATTTATTAGCAGAGCGTAAAAACAATAAAGCTGCATTTAAAGCAATGGCACAAGGCAATTATCAAGAAGCTGCCAATTACAAGCAAAAAGAGCTAATTAATCATTTTATGTATCTTGAGGCAGTTACTGCTCGTCAAAACATTGATAAGGCCCGTGAATATCTGGCATCTTTTGACAAGAAATCTACCCGTGAAAAAGTAGGTAAAGCAGGTCAAGAGTATTTAGACCAGATTGATACCCTGCTAGAAGGTTTTGAATTAAAGCGTATTCCGCTGACAGAGATTGCCCGCAGAATGAAATTGACGGATTTTGTAGCCCAGCGTGAAGCAGAGGGTGAATTTGTTGATATTCCGCAGGATTTAATTGATAAAGCCCAAACTACAAACTATAAGCAGGCCAGCTATGATGAATTCTTAGCGCTGCGTGATGCAATTAAAAATATTGAGCATCTTGCTAGATTTAAAGACAAGCTCATGGTGCGCCAAAAAGCCCGTGAATGGGCCGAAGTAAAGACTGAGCTATTGACATCTATTAAAGATAGCAGAGAGCCTACAGGTGCATTAGAAAGACTTACAAAGACATCTAGCTCTATTAAAGAAAAGGGTGCATCGGTATGGCGTAAATTTGATGCAGCGCACTTAAAAGTAGAGCAATTAGTTGAATGGATGGATGGCGGTGAGATTAATGGCCCTTGGGCTAGGTATTTCTTTGATTTAGCTGATGCAGCGCAAGTAAAAGAATATGACCTGCATCGCTTAATTACAACAGAATTGCGTAAATTACAAGAAAATATGCCTGCAAAATGGCAAAAGACATTGTATGACAAAACTTCAGCAAGTTTGCCAGCTGCCGACAATATCAATAAATATGAATTAATTGGTATTGCTTTAAATGCTGGTAACGAAGGAAACTATGACCGCTTAAAATCTGGCCGTGTATTGCAAGATGGCCAGCAATTTCCGTGGACTCAAGAGCAAATTGATGCAGCCCTTACTAATTTAACTAAAGAAGACTGGCAATTTGTACAGGGTGTTTGGGATACAGTTAATTTATTGTGGCCAGATATTTCCTCATTACAAGAGCGCATGACTGGCTTAGCACCGCCAAAAGTAGAGGCAAGACCATTTCAAGTAACTACAAAGCAAGGGGAAACCCTTACTATTGAAGGCGGATATTTCCCGATTGTTTATGACCATCGTATGTCTGGCGCTGGTAAAAAACAGGCAGAGGCGCAGGAAACCGTACAAGACTTTTTAAATAAAGGGCATGGGCGTGCAACTACCGCTAAAGGCCATACTATTGCCCGTGTAGCTAGTTATGAAGCTCCATTAAATTTAGACTGGTCAGATACTCTTTCTTATCATTTATCTAATGTAATTAAGGATGTATCTCACAGAGAAGCTATTTTAGGTTTAAATAAAATCCTTGGTGATAAGGAAATTTCTTTGGAATTAGAGGCCCGTCTTGGCTCTGAATATACCAAGCTCTTAAAAGATTGGACCAAAACTTTAATTTTGGATAGGGCCGATTCTTTGCATCAGGCGCAAGGTTTAGCCAAAGTGTTTATGAAGACCCGAACCAATATGGCAATTGTTACTATGGGATTTAAGGCCACTACAATCTTGGCGCAGATTGCAGGCGTTGGCCCAGCTATGGATTTTGTAAGCCCAAGAAACTTTTATAAGGGTATGCAATCTTTAATAACAAGCCCTAAACAGACTTATGAATTTGTAACAGAAAAATCAGGCGAAATGCGAAATCGTATGCAAACCATTGACCGTGATGTAAAAGACGGATTAATGCTATTGCGTGGCGAAACTGGCATATTGTCAGCAATTAAGCGTACAGCGTTTTATGCTACTGGAATGATGGATATGGTTGTATCTATGCCTACATGGATGGGCGCATATAAGCAATCTTTGGCAGACGGAATGAGCGAGCAAGACGCAATCCGTGCAGGCGATAGGGCAGTCCGTCTTTCACAAGGCGCATCAGGCGCTAAAGATATGGCAGCCGTACAGCGTAATAATGAATTAACTAGATTGTTAACCATGTATTACACGCCATTTTCTGCGTTATATGCCCGTTTGCGTGATGTTGGTGAAAGCACTAATAGCATGAAAGACTTGCCAAGAGCAGCTGCTCGTCTAATGGCTTTAGTTATTTTCCCAGCAATTATTGGTGAATTACTAGCAGGCCGTGGCCCAGATGATGATGAAGATGACATCTGGTGGGCAGCTCGTAAGGTAGCTTTGTATCCAATGGCCACAATCCCAGTCGTGCGTGATTTATCTGGATTAACTGAAAAATGGATGATTAGCCTAATTGGTGATGGAAAAATGGATTTTGAGCCGTCTTACAATATTAGCCCAGTAGTAGGCGCTATTAAGAAGGTTATCTCTATACCTAGTAAAGTAATTGATTTATATAACGGAGATAAACCATTTGATGATGTGGCTTGGGACTTATTTGAAACAAGCGGATATGTCCTTGGATTGCCTACAGCACAGCCCCGCATTACAGGGGAATATTTAGAAAACCTATTATCTGGAGATGTCAGCCCAGAAAACGCATCAGATGTATTAAAAGGACTGTTGTTTAGGCCAGAAAAACAGTAAAATCGCAATAATATCAAGGAGAGAATCTTGACCGTATCTAGTTCAACCGCAAAAGTATCGTACTCAGGGAATAGCTCAACAGTAGCTTTTGCCGTTAATTTCTATTTTTTGGCAGATTCACACTTAAAAGTAGTAAGTCGTGCAGCTAACGGTACTGAAACAGTTAAAACATTAACTACAGATTACACAGTAACTGGCGCAGGAAATCCATCTGGCGGCACAGTTACAATGTTGACAGCTCCTGCAACTGGTACAACTTTGGTAATTGCCCGCAATGTACCAATTACCCAGTTAACAGACTATACCGCTAATGACCCATTTCCAGCAGAAACCCATGAGCAGGCTTTAGATAAGCTGACTATGGAAACTCAGCAAATTAATGAGGCCGTTGCTCGTTCTATTAAGCTCTCATTAAGTAACACAATGACATCTACTGAATTTACAGTAGGTGCAGCGGATAGAGCAAATAAAGTCTTTTCTTTTGATGCGTCTGGCGAATTAACAGTTGCTCAAGAATTAGGCACATATAAGGGCAATTGGGCATCTGGTACAGTTTATGCTGTAAGAGATATTATTAAAGATACTAGCAACTCTAATATTTATATCTGTATTACAGCGCATACAGCTAGTGGTTCACAGCCAATTTCAAGCAATTCAGATGTAGCAAAATGGGCTTTAATTGTTGATGCAGCAGCAGCCGCAACATCCGCAGCAGCGGCAGCAAGCTCTGCTAGTGCAGCCAGCTCTTCAGCAAGTGCTGCTAGTACATCAGCATCAAACGCATCAACAAGCGCAACTAATGCGTCAAATAGCGCATCAGCAGCATCTAGCTCAGCATCTTCTGCCAGTACAGCAGCTACAAACGCAGGAAACAGCGCTACAGCAGCAGCAAGCTCAGCATCAGCGGCATCTGGCTCAGCCAGCTCAGCTAGTACATCAGCTAGTAATGCTTCAACTTCAGCAACAAATGCTTCTAATTCGGCAACATCTGCGTCTGGTTCTGCATCTACAGCATCTACTCAAGCAACTAATGCTAGTAATTCAGCATCAGCCGCATCGACTTCAGCTACTAATGCAGGAAATTTTGCAACATCGGCAAGTAATAGTGCAAGTGCAGCATCAACTTCTGCTACTAATGCCAGCAATGCGCAGACTGCTGCCGAAGCTGCCCGTGATGCAACGCTAACTGCATACGATAACTTTGATGACCGATACTTAGGCAGCAAGACATCAGACCCTACATTAGACAATGATGGCAATGCTCTACTGGCTGGCTCTTTGTACTTCAACTCTGTATCTGGAGCAATGAAGGTTTATACAGGTTCTGCTTGGGTGGCCGCTTATGTATCAGGCACAGACTACTTAGCTAAAGCTAATAACTTATCTGACCTGACATCAACATCAACTGCTCGTACAAATCTTGGTTTAGTTACATCTGCAACAACTGATACAACTAACGCAAGCAATATCTCTAGCGGTACATTACCAGCCGCTAGATTGCCAGCATCAGGCGTTACTGCAAATACTTATGGCTCATCGTCATCTATTCCAGTAATTACTTTTGATACATACGGCAGAGCAACAAGCGTAACAACATCAGCCGTAGCTGGTGGTCAGTATTTTGGTTCTGCCGCTACCAAAGCAATTGCTTACAACTCTACAAGCATTGCAGAAAACATTACAACAACATCTGGCAATAACTGTTTATCAGTTGGGCCAATCACAATCGCATCTGGATTCTCTGTAACAGTTGCATCTGGTCAGCGTTGGCTGGTTCTATAAGGAAAACATTATGAGTTTAGTCTTACAATCAAGCGGCGGCGGGTCAGTCACAATTCAAGAGCCTACGACCTCAAGCAACTTTACGCAAACACTTCCAGCCGCTACTGGCACAGTAATGGTTAGCGGTAATATGCCAGCGTTTAGTGCTTATTCTTCATCAACACAAACTGTAAGCGGTTCGACATGGACTAAAGTTGTTTGTGGAACAGAAGATTTTGATACCAATAGTAATTATTCTTCAAGCACTTTTACTCCAACAGTAGCTGGATATTATCAGGTAAATGGATGTGTTGGCTGGGATGCCACTACTTCAGTTACTAGAGGTTTTGTACAGATTTACAAAAATGGTTCATCATCTAAATTTTTATCAGACATTAATAGTCCAAACAGAAACGGTGGTTCGTGTCTTATTTATATGAATGGAACAACTGATTATCTTGAATTGTATGGTTACATGACTGGGAGTGGGACTTTGTATTTTTCGGCTAGTCAAGCTGGAACATATTTTCAGGCAACATTAGTGAGGTCTGCATAATGTTAATAAATAAAATTATATCTCTTTACCCTGAACTTGCAACTTTTGATTTTGCAAGTGGCGTAATCACACTACAAAACGATTCAGATGGCAAAGGCGATTACATAAAGTATTGGAATCATCCAACGCTTGCAAAACCTACACAGGCTGAATTAGATGCTATCTAAAATGACCCAAGAATACGCACACTCTTTGTTTGAATACAGGGATGGTAGCTTGTATTGGAAAGTCCGCAAAGCACCTCATGTAAAAATTGGTGCTAGAGTAGGTTCGCCAGCTATTAACGGCTACGAAACTGTTTATGTTGATGGTCGCAACTGGCGTATTCACCGCTTGGTATTCTTGATGCAATATGGCTATTTGCCTAAAAACATTGACCATATCAACGGCAACCGCACAGACAACCGCATTGAGAATCTACGAGCCGCAGATGACAACCAAAACGCACACAATCAAGTATTGCGGTCAAATAATGTATCAGGCATTAAAGGTGTATCTTGGAACAATGACAGACAAAAATGGGCGGTCAGAGTGAACTACAATAAAAAGACTTATCAAAGGTATGTGCAAGACCTAGAACTTGCTGAATTAGTAGCCATCGAAATGCGTAGCAAGTTGCATGGCGAATTTGCTAATCATGGAGCTACATTATGAGTTACGGACAAGTTAATGCGGATGTAATTGGCACTAGCGTTGCTGGGTCAAATATTGGGGCTGGTAATGCGTCAATAATAAAAAATCGCCTGATAAACGGGGACATGCGTATTGACCAAAGAAATGCTGGTGCTTCTATTGCCGTTGCAGATTCTAATGTGTACCCAATAGATAGATTTCTTTTTAGAAACGCAACAGACGGAACTGCAACTGCTCAACAATCTTCAACAGTACCAACTGGCGGTGGTTTTGTAAATTCCGTTGTTTACACAGTAGGAACTGCTGATGCTAGTTTAGCCGCAGGGCAATATGCTCGCATTGCACAAGTAATTGAAGGTTACAACTTTGCAGATTTACAATGGGGAACTGCAAGTGCAAAAACAATCACCATTTCTTTTTGGGTTCGTTCTAGCGTTACTGGCAGTTATTCTGTAACTTTATACAATTCTGCCGCAGACAGAGGATATGCCGCAAATTACACAATTTCTGCCGCTAATACATGGGAACAAAAAACTGTAACTATTGCTGGCGATACAAGCGGAACTTGGCTTACAACTAATGGTAAAGGTGTGACTGTTAATTTTGGTTTAGGTGCAGGAACAGATTACCAACTTTCTGCTGGCTCTTGGACTGCTACTTCAAACATTCCATTAGCTTCAACAACTCAAACTAATTTAATGGCAACTGCTGGAGCAACCTTCTATATTACTGGTGTTCAACTAGAAGTAGGAAGTAGTGCTACTGGATATGAGTATCGTAATTACACTACCGAATTGCAGTTAGCACAACGCTATTATTGGAAAAATACAAGTGTTGCGGCTTACGGAAATATGGCTATTGGTTCTTGTGATGGTTCAACTATTGGAATTGCTTATGCAAAATATCCAGTAACAATGAGAGCCGTACCAACAATTAGTTATTCAACTATAAGAATAGCCGATGGAACTACTGCAACTGCTGTATCAAGCATAAGTTATAACAGCAGCACTTATGAAAATATGGGTGTTGCTTTTGTTGCTTCAGGTGGAACATTTGTATTAGGTCGTGCCGTAGTAATACAAGGCAACAATTCTACAACTGCTTTTATTGATGCTACTGCGGAGTTATAAAATGTATAGACTAACAGCAACAAGCCCTTTATATCCTGAAGTATCAAGCGTAATTCGTATTAACGATGGTGCTTGCATCCCATTCGACCTAGACAACACAGACTACCAAGCCTACCTAAAATGGGTAGCTGAAGGCAACCAAGCAATTCCAGCAGATGAGGTGACATTATGACAATGATTATTGATGGGACTAATGGTCTAACATTTAACAACGCTACTACACAAAATAGTGCTGGACAAATCCTACAAGTAGTTCAAGCTGTAAATAGTACGGCTACATCAACTACTGGTGGGCCTGTTGATACAGGTTTAACGGCTTCTATTACTCCGAAGTTTTCTACAAGTAAAATATTGGTTGTTTACACCCATGCTTTATCTGCATATAGGTCAGATGATTTAAACTACGCTTATGTATATTTGTATCGTGGTGCAACTTTATTAAACACACAAAGTGGGATGTTATATACACCAGTTAATTTAATACAAGCATCTGTTGGGTTTAGTTATTTAGATTCTCCAGCAACTACTTCTGCTACAACATACAAAACACAATTTGCCAGCAGAACTGCATCAGGTAGTGCTTATGTAACAGTCAATAAATCAAATGGTGGTGGAGAAACTACATCATCTTCAATAATTCTTATGGAGATTGCAGGATGATTGATTTTCAAACTCTTATTAAACTTTATCCACAAGTGGTTACTTTGACTGGTGATGTGGCTACTGATGCTAACGGCAATGAAGTAGCTTACGACCTACAAGCCGTAACTGCACAAGCTGAAGCAGATGCACAAGCAGTCATTGATACAAAGGCTTCTGCACTAGCTAAACTAGCCGCATTAGGTTTAACTCAAGATGAAATAAAGGCCTTGCTATGAACTTTACCTTTACCTGGATACTAGACAAGTTTGGCTTTCAACCTAAAGTTGAGATTGCTGAAACGCCTGTTGCCGAAACGACTACAACTGTTGCCAAAAAGAAACCAGCGGCTAAGAAAGTAGTAGCTAAAAAAACTGTAAGAAAGAAAGCGTAATCATGGCTAACCTGACAGAGAAAGAGATTGAGGATATTGTTGAGAAGGTAACTGAAAGAGTTATCGAGAATGTCTATACCTCTGTCGGTCGGTCGGTTGTTACTAAGTTCTTTTGGTTTATTGGTGTTGCCGCAATAGGCATCGTTACTTATCTTGCTGGCGTAGGCCACATCAAGGTGGGCTAAGATGTGGCAGACCAATTTGGATTATCAGAAAGCGTTAAAGGCTTTACAAACAGCCTTGAAGCAAGCAGAGCTGCAAGTAAGGGCTTATCTCAGTCTATTGAAAACATACAGCACGATGGATTGGAAGTTGCACAAAAACAAGCAAACGAAAGACTCCGAGCAAGGCGTGAAGCAGAATTAAAAAAACAGCGTGCATTAATTAAGGCTTTAGATTCATGGCAAAAAAAGAAGCAAATTAGCGATGAAGAAGCAAAATTAAAGATAGACTTTGTTAAGAAATACGGTGCAAAAGAATGGGAAGCAGTCTTAAAAATTAAATTAGATATTGAAAATATGCAACGCAAAGACAACGAAGAATTCCAGCATGATTTAAAGGCAGTTAGACGGGTGCAGGTATGGTGTTTTGTAGCTGCGTTAATGGTCACTTTGTGGCTTAAATTTGTTTTAGGAGCTTTTTAAATGTTTCCATTAGCCGCATTATTAGATATTGGTGGCAAGATTTTAGATAAAGTCTTTCCTGACCCAGCACAAGCTGAGCAAGCAAAACTTAAACTGTTAGAAATGCAGCAAACTGGTGAGTTGGCCCAGATTAATGCAGACGCAGCTGAGCAGCATGAATTGACTTCTCGCTTAGAAGCCGATATGAATAGTGATTCTTGGTTATCTAAGAACATTCGCCCAATGACTTTAATTGCTATTTTGGCTGGATACTTTATTTTTGCTGGTTTATCTGCCGCAAAGATTGATGTTACAGGCGAATATGTCCAGCTGCTAGGTCAATGGGGTATGTTAATTATGTCTTTTTATTTTGGCGGGCGCACGCTGGAGAAGATAATGGATATGAGGTCCAAGGATAAGAATGAATCTAAGTAATGTATTAGTGCAATTAGGCATTAGCCCAGAATGGGAGCAAGCATTAAATCAAGTATTTGCCAAATATGACATTAGCACACCAGCACGGCAGGCCTGCTTTATTGGGCAATGTATGCACGAATCCAATAACTTTAAGACTTTAGAAGAGAATTTAAACTATAGCGCCAAAGGTTTAATGGCTACATGGCCCAGTCGTTTTGACGCAGCTGAAGCAGCTCGATGCGAGCGCAAGCCAGAACTTATTGCCAACAAGGTTTACGCTGGTCGTATGGGCAATACTGAAGACGGTGAGGGATACAAGTTTAGAGGCAGGGGTTTAAAACAGCTAACTGGCAAAGAAAACTATACTAATTGTGGCTCAGCTATTGGTGAAGATTTAATTGAGCATCCTGATTTATTATTGACCATGAAATATGCAGCTCTATCAGCAGGATGGTTTTGGAATAAAAAAGGCCTTAATGCGTTGGCAGACTTAAATGATATTGAGCAAATGACCAAACGCATTAATGGCGGTTTAATTGGTTTAGCTGAGCGCAAAGCAAAAATTGCCAAGGCTTTATTAGTAATTCAAAATAATGACTAATAGTACAAAAATTAAAGTAAAGCGATAAACAACATTAGCCCAGTATTCTTTTCTTAAAAGAGCTGGGTCGCCTATTAAATGCTTTTGAATTAGCAGCATATCGTAATCTTCTTCAATATATGCTGGCTTTTGGTAATATTTTCCAATGCTAATTTTGCCATTGTTGTACAGTATATTCATAAGTCCATCCAGATGTAAAAGATTATGACGGCAGCTGCAATCCAAACTAGCAAGCCAGTTAAAGCCAAAAATCCAATCAAGAAACTAAACATATCTTTCCTCATAGGTAAGCCACGGTTTATGTTTTAGCGTGTACCCAAAGATGTAAAACAATGGGCCGCTTGCCAAGGCAATCAATCTTCTTTTGCTGGAAACAGTTTTAGCCCGTTTTAGCAGTAAGAATGTAATATGATTACGATGCCTGTATTTCGTCATAGTACATAGCCTGTACGCAAGTAGTTTGTACCAAATACTACAGCAACAATAAATATGGCCATCAAGCCACCTAAAATAAAGTCTTTCATGCGTGGTCCTTTAAGCAATAGCTTTCATGTACTTGGGCCTCAAATTTATCCCAATTTAAGGCGTGTATCATTTCCAATACGCTAACCTCAGTATCTGATATACAGACATCTTCAATATCTACACCGCCTACATGACCTACATTTGGCTCGTCTGCATCTTCATATCCGTATATATCAAGGTAGGTATCACCGTAGTACATTGAGAAAACATAATTAGTGCGTTTCATTTAAATCTCCTTTTATTCTCCCCCATGGAGAAACCACAGTATTACTCAAGCTGGCTTTACTTGCAACAATTATTTTACTAGGGGATTTCCCTAATAAGGTGGGGTGATGACTCCGTGAAAAGCGCTTGGGGGAAACGCCCAGCCACCACCCCATAGTTCTATAGTTTATTTTTAATTTGATAAAACCGCAAAAGACTTTGAAAGCACTCAAAAGAGTCCCGCAGGTCCTGCTCATCATGCTCTACTATCCGCACTTCATTGGTCGTGCCATTAACATAGATGTTAGCGCACCTTGCAGCTGGCGTTCTTAATCCTTCTCGATAGGCAGCCAATTGCATGATATTCTCATGGTAGGGAACGATGCTTTCTAAAGGACCTTCTTTACTCTTAATATCTACGACTATTCCGTCAAAGGTTTTAATTGCATCGCTACGGCACGATAAATCAACTCTGCCACCAAACCCTAACGGATGTGCAAAAGAGCGCTCAGCGGCCCATAATTGTGGCCCAAAATGATTGTTTAGAGCTTCTTCTACAGCATAGACATAAGCTGGCCATTCTGGAAGGTAGTCTAAGTTGTAATGGGACTCAATAACCCCATGAATTAAATTGCCCCGTTCGGCTGCATCCCTGCTTTTTTGTTTGGATAAATACAACAATCTGTCAATCCAAGACTTTTCATCCTCATTATCTAGTCGTGGATACTCAGCTGCGGCATATAGGACTTCTGTTTGTTTCCATGTATCAAGGCCTGCTTTTGATAGCAGTCCGTTAATTGTTGATACGCTAGGTACAAGGCCATCATTTCTTGCATCCCGTAGCGTGGTGTTTCGTTCTTTGCCGTTTTTGCCGATAACTGTATAGCGTGGCTCGCCAGTTTTGGCGCAATACCAATGTTGTGACATATTTCCCCCAAAGACATCATTATTTAAAGTCACCCAGTTTTAAAACTTCAAGCCTATTTGCTGGGTCAATTACCATGTCAGCGCAAATTTGGATGACATCATTAATAATACTTTTAAGGTCAGCTGGCTCAAATGCAAGCAGCTGCTTTTCTTCATCTACTCCGCATGGCTCGCAGTATTGAATGGCTTTATTAATTACATAATCCTTAATTGCGCTGTTCATACACTTCTCCTAAAATGGAATGGCATCGTCTGCCATATTTTCAATAGACCCTTGTGGGGTATTTGTCTGTTTACCGCCAAGTAACTCAATCTTTTCTGCTTTTATTTCGGTAGAATACTTCTCTACTCCAGCTGCATCAGTCCACTTGCGTGTACGCAAAGACCCTTCAACATAAATCTTGTCGCCTTTTTTTACATACTTACTGGCAATCTCAGATAATTTGCCAAAGCAACTTACCCTATGCCATTCAGTAGATTCTTTAGATTCACCGCTAGTCTTGTCTTTCCATTTCTCACTTGTAGCTACAGAAAAATTAGTAACGGTATCTCCGCTATCAAAGGTTCTTACTTCTGGCTCTTTGCCTACATTTCCTAGCACAATGACTTTATTGATTCCCGACATGGTTTATTCCTTAATGAGTTTTTTCTGAAGACTAGAGATTACTTGGTCAGCCTCTTCAGTATTGAGCTGGTCAAGTGTTGTTTTTTTGTAATAAATCAAAATTTTTGATGCGTCAGTTTCGGTTTCTGCAATCAGTTTCTCAATCTGGCCTAGCTGCGCAGGGTGCATTGGAATAGAAATAGCAACCAATGTAGGTTTCTCGGCAAATTTAACGGGCTTAGACGCTGCATTACCGTCATCGTCATCTTGATAAACACCAACTACAGCGGCAAGCGCATAACGCCTCATGTAAGTCAAAGCAGAACCTGCGCCTTGAGCATCGGCTTTAGTGACTGGTACGGTCATATCTTGGCTAATCCATTCGCCAGATGAATGGGTCAAGATTGTAGTCAAAGACATTAGATGCTCTTTGGTTTTGTCATCTACTACATTTGTAGCGTATCCACTTGGAAACTGAATAACGGCTAAACCATTGTCAGATAGCAGGGTACGGCAAGAATCCCAAACAGATGCTAAGTCAGCATATTTGGATTTAAAAAATGGATTGGCGTTATCTTTTTTAGCAAAAGTTAATTGGCCTTGTACTTTAGATAAAGCTGTTGCCAACTCTTTGATTGAATTAGATTGTTGCATTTTTATCCCCAAAAATATTTCCGAATTCGTTAAATAAACCAGACATTACATTATTGCGTTGGCGTTTTGGTTTACCGCAGGCAGCACGAATACAGTCAACCTGCGCTTGCGTAGGCCAGCCACACTCCATTGCCTCTAAGGACTCTTCTAAAAACTCTTCATGCTCTTGCATTAGTTTGTGTAATTCATCCATCATATTTCCCCCAAAAGTTAAAGCTCACGGTGAGCCATTACATAGTAAAGCATACTTTAAGAAATTGCAAGTATGTTGTAGAAATAAGACTTTGCTGGTAAACTTGGCTGTATGAACAAAATAAAACTCAACTCAGAACAGATTATTGAACTACTTGGCGGAGCAAAACGGGTCGCCAAACTATGCTCTATTAGTATTCAAGCCGTATGCCAATGGAAAGAAAAAGACATTCCAGCTGACAAGTTAATGCTGTTAGCAGCCTTGCTGGAAAAAGAAAGCCACGGTTTAATTTCTAGGAAAGACTTGTTTCCAGTAGCGTATGCGTGGATTTGGCCAGAATTACTAGACAAATAATTTTGTGTATAATAACAATGCAATTCGCCATTGCATGAGAAGTAAACTCTCTCCACCACAGACCCTTTATGGGTGTCTTTTGGGTTTTGGAAATAGGGGAGAGCTATTTCTAAAGCTGGCGAACAAAGGATACCTCTAAAGGGTTTTTTATTGCCGTACTCCATACGATATTAAGGGCCTGACTGGGCTGCGTGGAAGAAAACACAGGCGGATTCCTCACCCGATTGCCAGCCTACTAGCCTTAAATGGGGACTAGATAAGACGGAAAAGACAACGGTGATAGACAACTTTTCCATCGAGCGAACATTAACTCAGGTAGGACTGGGACTTATAGTCTGGGTCAGGTAGATTAAGCTAGAGGAAAGACTATGCTTATCACCCTTGGGAATCTATTGTTAAAAATAACTAAGTTAAAAAACATAAAAAATAATTGAATAAAGTTGTTGACATCTACTAAAGCCAGCTTTACTATGAAGGTTCTTATAGGGGGAACTATGAAACTTTTAACCGTGTTACTTATTGCATCATCATCCGTATCGGCCCAGACCGATTACATCACTAATACATTAGGTCAACCAATTGGTCAGGTTCAGACAATTGGCAATACTACCTATGTCAGCAATGTCATGGGAGCTGTAGTATCACAAGTCCAGCAAGTCAATAACACGCTGTACATTACCAATACATTGGGCCAACCAGTAGCGCAAGTACAAAAGGACACAAATGCACCAGCCAACCGTAATAGTCGATAGTGGAGCAAGCATAATACCTACCGAAACTGAAAAAATGTACCGTCAATTAATGGAAGAGCATGGAATATTGCTGCGCCAGAATGAATACTTAAAGGCAATTATTCGCCAGTTGTCATCAGACCTGCAGATGGCAGAAGATGAATGTAAAGCGCTAATGGGACAAGTTAATGCCATACATAGTTAAAGATGAGGATGGCGAAACAATGCGTATTGTTAGCCGCCAAGAAGAGGCCAAACAGCTGATAAGCAACAGGGCTGGCTGGACCTTTAAATGCGTACGCAAACCCGTACAAAAATTAGACTTATCGCAATTTGAGGATGCGCTGATATGAACAATGAACCAGTAGCGTGGGCTTATATAAAAGATGATGGTTTTTTTGATGCTATACACCCTGATGAGCATGATAAGTATGAGGGGATGTACAAAACTCCACTCTACACCCATCCAGCAAAGACACTAACAGATGAGGAAATAAAAGATTTTATTTATCCGCAGTTTGTATTTGAAGATGGTGGTATTGGTATGCCGTTAGATGAGTTTCTTGCAACTGTAAGAGCAATACTAAGAAAGGCACAAGAGAATGTTTGATGAATTTTGGGCATTGTATCCACGCAAGATTGCCAAAGCGGTAGCACGCAAGGCATGGGCCAAGTTAACGCCAGAGAATCAATTGGCAGCTGCACGGGCCGTACATAACCATGTTGAGTATTGGTCATCAAAAGAAACTGAGTTAGAATTTATCCCCCATCCAGCTACTTGGATTAATCAAGAGCGCTGGGAAGATGAGCTAGTAATTGAGCCGAAAAAGCAAAAAATTGATAAGACTTGGATGATGACAAATGAAGGTATTGAAAATAAAGCAAAAGAATTGGGAGTTTTGGGGACTGGATACGACACTTACCAAAGTCTTAAAGCTAAATGCTTGAACAAGCTAGGCATCGCTGTGGCGTAAGACAGTTAATAAAATGGCGCAATGAATGGGGTTTAAAGAAATTCCGTGAATATTTAAGTAAACATAACTGGTCGCAAGAAGTAATTGATGACTTTGTAACGCAGTACAAAAAGGGGAATACAGGTGAGCACGGACAATGGATTGAGTCTTGATGCGTTAACAGACAATAGGGTGGCAATGGCCCTAGCAGAATTAAGCCAGACAGACGAAACGCACGCAGCTCTGGCTGGAGAAGTTAAATACCGTGATGCTAAGCTAAAGCAGGCAGAGGCCCATGCTTATCTAAAGGCAGACGGAACGATTGCAGAGCGCCAAGCCAAAGCCCTGATAAGCCCAGAATACGACAAGGCCCTAGATGAGCAATTAAAGGCGTTTGTAGATTTTAAAACTTTGGACAATCAAAGAAACCATGAAATCCGCATAACAGAAATTTGGCAAACATTATCCGCTAACCGTAGAAAAGGAAATATATGAAAGACTGGTCAGAATCACTATTAAAAATGAAGACGCTTGAGCGAGAATTATTAAATGCGTTGCTAAAAAACAACAAAGATAAAGCGCACGAAATTTGCTGTACCTTAACAGATACCGTGCAAGAGCTGGAAGATGTAGTCGCAACTCTATGAAACTAATGCGAAATATGTTTGCTACGCATACGGATTATGCCGATTTAAAAGGCGCAATCCCTACTAATCCTGCATTTGTACCAAGCAATGTAGATGGAATATGCGAGCGCAAAGGCAAATTTTTAATTATGGAATGGAAGCGGCCTAGCGAAAAAGTTAGCGAAGGCCAAAAGATTCTATTAAAAGCATTGGCATCTAAAGATGATTTTATGGTCGTAATTATTTATGGAAATACGGATAACTCAATGGTGATAGATAAATACTTTTTGGTCCAAAAGGATGGCAGCTGTATGCTGGCTGGACAAGGGCTGGAAATGTTTAAAGGATTCTACCGTCAATGGTATGAGCTGGCAGATGGCAACTAAAATTGAAAAAGAAAAATTTAGAAAAATCGCTGAGTTGGGATGCTCATTATGTAGGCATCAAGGCAACGAGGGAACAGAGTGTCATATTCACCACATTCGTAGAGGTGGCCGCAGAGCAGATAGCCCTGTCATTGGCCTCTGCCCCTATCACCACACGGGTGGTGGCGGAGTTCACTTCCTTGGCCGTAAGCGATTTGAAAGGGAATATGGCATATCTGAAGACACCCTTCTTGAGCAAACATTGGAGCTTTTAAATGAATGACCCAGTAAACCATCCAAAACACTACACAAACCACCCGTCTGGTATTGAATGTATCCAGATTACAGAACACATGGGATTTTGCCTTGGCAATGCTATGAAGTACATTTGGCGAGCAGACGAAAAGCATGACGCTATTGAAGATTTGCGTAAAGCAAAATGGTATATAGAACGAGAAATAGCCAAGAGGTTGAAATGAACAATGAACCAGTAGCGATGAACACGGAGGAAGTATGAGCTATCACGGAAAACTACAAACATTAAAAAATGGCACAGCCGATGTAGAAATACAGCAATGGGCTTACCAACAATTAGAAAAAGCAAAAATACTAACAGATGAGGAAATACAGGAAATAGCACATGGTTTTGAAGCAATAGGATGGATGGGCGAAACAACATACGAATTTGCTAGAGCAATACTAAGAAAGGCACAAGAGAAGTGAGTTTTACAATCATGCAGCACAACGGCATGAAAGTTATTCAATGGTTCTTTAATATAGATGAGCTTATTAAATCAATGCTTAATAACCCTAAAGACCGCTATTACCGTAATTTCTGAAAAAAATATACAAATTTCGGACAAGATGTCACATTTTTGCATGGCTTTTTATTGAAATTTCATGCAGTTACAAGCGTTTTTAAAATAGGTTACCTGTCATTAACTTTACAATTCCATGTTAACAACTTTACAATTAACCGCTAAAACTTTACAAAAGTGTCAACAACTCTGCTGATATGTACACTTTTTGTCAATAAATGTACATATAAGTATTAATATGTATAGCAAATCAACACTTATAAGTATGAATTATGAGCATTAAATGGGCTGGTACAACACTTTGCTTGCTTGGAATCTTGCTTACAAGCATCAATATCTATCCTTTAAACATCTTAATTGGGTTTATTGGCTCTGGATTATGGGCCTACGCAGGGTATCAGCAGGATGATATGCCGCTATTTGTAGTGGAAATTGTGGCAGTAGCGTTTTATTTTTGCGGGATTGTCTTGTACATCAACAATAAATTAATGCCTTGGCTACAGTTCTAGCGGGTCAAGGCCTAGTTCATCAGCTACCATCTTGCATCTAATGCGAAACGGTTTTCCATGCTGCATCCATTTGTCACCTTTTTGCCGATAAAAACTCATGTGTACACACTCATGAGCCAAAGTAGTAATGACGGTATAGTAATGACCGCAGCGGGCAGAAGATATTGTAATTGTATGCTCATAGTCTTCACCAGTATCGTATAGGTATGTACCCATTAATTCTGGGTCAGCTGTGACTACAAAATCAATCTCTTCTGGCAGGGGCATCTTCCATTTGGTAAATGGATAGCAGCAATAGAGAGATGAATATAGGTTTCTAACAACCTCTGGAGTCAGTTTCATACTCTATGAATCTTACCCCTAAATTCAATTTCATCTTCTCCGCAGACTTGTACAAGTTCTGGCTGCAACAATCTACCTCGCTCAAAAGACAATAAAGCAAATCCAGAGCGCCAGTCTTTAGGGTTACATTCCGTGTAATCCGTAAATTGGTCGCCATTAGGGTCGGCCAAAGTACCAGTTTGTACTCCATAGCGTGTACCACCATTGGCTTTAAAAGCAGGCGAATAATCTGTTACTGGCTGTACAGCTAATACATGGGTATGACCTGTAATGATATTGACTCCAGCATTTAAAGCATTGGTACGCCCAGCAGTCCAACCACCTTTCCATCTATGTTTAATTACAGTATCGTCATTAATCCAAAAGGACCAGCATGGTTTCCACATCGGAAAGTGGTCTTTTAAAGAAAATCCTTTAACACCTTCATATTGACCTATTTGATTAGATAAATAAGTTTCAAATCTGGCGTCATGGTTTCCAAGAGTCCAGATAAGCTCAGCTCCCCTAGCGACTTTTTCTATTCCATCCATGTAATGCTGGCAGGCCTCAAGCTCTTCTTTGATAGTAGGTGCTTCGGCCCAAGAAATTCTCGCATGACGACTGGCCGTAGTCCCATCAAAAGCATCACCGTTACATACAATGACGGTAGGTTTAAATTCTTTAATACATCCTAAAAGCGCTTTATATGCAGTAGTCGTATCATCAGGATAAAAATGTGCATCAGAAAAAACAACAACTCTGCCAGTTTCAATGGCCCTGCCACGCTGCGCATTATGTCTGGTAGCCTGCGCTCTGGCTTCTACTTTTGCTTTTAACTCAGCCATATCGGGCCTTGGAAAAGGTTTTAAATCGGCAATCAGCTCAATGCCTCTTCTAAACTCAATAGCTTTCCTGCGCTTAAATACATTCCTGACATCAACTCCAAGCATCTGAGCAACAGCAGTAGCAGACTTTAATTCCTGCCAAATACGAATAAACTCATCTTCAGAACACTTAGCGATTGTCATTCCAGACCTTTAGATGTAAATTATCGTAAGATTAAACCATAAATATGTGAAAAAACAATGGCTTATGCAAAACGAGTAGATGTAAACCAATCAGAGATAGTCAAAGTTTTCCGTAATGGGGGCTGCTCTGTATTTGTAACATCGACTGTAGCAGGCGGATTCCCAGATTTAGTTGTTGGAAAAAATGGCAAGACTCACCTAGTAGAGATAAAATCAAGCCGAACAGCCAAATTCACACCTGCTCAAGACCTATTCATATTAAATTGGAAAGGTTCAAGAGTAAAGCGAATAGATGGAATAGACGATGCAGCTGCTCTGTTAAGCGAGCTTGATGAATCAATACGATAGGAGTAAAATAAGCAATGGCTAAATTTACTGGCAAATACACTAGGTCAGGAAGACCGTTATGGCAATCTGATGATGGAGAATTGTATTCTGAAAAGACAATGACCATTCCCACAAAACGCAATCCAGATGGAAGTCCAGCAAAAGATACAAAATGGGTCAATGTCCCAACAGTATTTGAAGGTGGAAAGATAGTAGATGACGAAGACTTCATTTCAGAGTTTTATAGCAAAAATGATTACTATGACCCAATAGCCAAGAAACCTATTAAAAACTTCTATGACAGCGTTGACTCTGCAGTAGAAGCAGCTAAAGCTAGGTCTGAAGGATTGTTAGATGGCACTAAAAAGTTAATTGGAGAATAAAATGCCATACAAATCCGCAGCCCAAGCCAAACTTATGCGAGCAGTTGCTCATAATAAAGAATTTGCCAAAAAGGTAGATATTCCTCAAGCCGTTGCTAAAAAGATGGAAAAAGAGCAAAAAATGGCGGGGACAAAAAGGATACAAGGCAAATGACTGAAAAGAATGTAGGTGGAAGACCTAGAAAATACAGCTCACCAGAAGAGTTTGATGCAAAGGTAGATGAGTTTATTGCTATCTGCGTAGAGAAGGAAGAGCCTATTACTTGGACTGGAATGGCTTTACATTTAGGATTCTATAGTCGTGGTGAGATGGATAATTACTTAGAATATGACGGGTTTTCCAACTCCGTAAAAAGAGCCAAGCTAATTGTTGAGAATACTTACGAGAAGCGGATGCACGCTAATAACCCTACAGGGGCTATATTCGTTCTAAAGAACATGAATTGGAAAGATAAAACCGAAACAGAGATTAGTGGCAGCGCATTTGCTATCAATATTGACTTGAATGACTGATACTACTCAGATTAAGTACAAGCCAGCAGGCCCAATATCCCGTGCATTTATGCGGGATGACTCATTTGTAAGAGGTATTCGTGGTCCTTTTGGTTCTGGTAAGTCAACGGCCTGCATCATGGAAATCTTACGCAGGGCGCAATCTCAAAGACTTGGTTCGGATGGCAAAAGACATTCTAGATGGGCCATTATCCGCAATACATACCCAGAATTAAAAACGACAACGATTAAGTCTTGGCATCAATGGGTTAGTCCTAGTATTGGTAGATGGGTAGAAACAGGTCCGCCAATGCACCATATTCAAGAAGGCGACTTGGACCTAGAGATTATCTTTCTAGCGCTTGATAGGCCAGACGACATCGCTAAATTATTATCAATGGAGCTAACTGGAGCATGGATTAATGAAGCCAGAGAAGTACCAAAGGCCGTTGTGGATGGATTAACTGGCCGTGTAGGTCGCTATCCTTCTGTTTTAATGGGTGGAAGTGAGTGGTCAGGCATTATTATGGATACTAACCCGCCAGACTCAGACCATTGGTGGTACAAATTAGCGGAAGAAGTACATCCAGATGGCTGGAGATTCTTTGCGCAACCTAGCGGAAGAGCAAATACCGCAGAAAATACCGAGAATTTACCAGTCGATTACTATAAAAGACAGATAGCAGGTAAGGATGAAGACTGGATTAAAGTCTATGTTGATGGTGAATACGGTTATGTCAGGGAAGGAAAGCCAGTCTATCCAGAATACCGTGACCATATTCATACCAAAGAATTCGATATTATTCCGTCTATGCCTATGTACATTGGTATTGACTTTGGACTAACACCAGCTGCCTGCTTTGCACAAAAGACAGCAATGGGACAATGGCGTGTACATTCTGAGCTATGGACTGAAGACATGGGAGCAGTCAGGTTTGCAGAATTATTGCGTGGTGCAATGCACGAAAGATACCCGCAAATGACATTTGCCAGCATTACTGGCGACCCAGCAGGCGAAGGAAGAGCGCAAACAGACGAAACTACACCATTTCAGATACTACGCAAGGCAGGAATTCCAGCAGTACCAGCTCCTACAAACGACTTTACTAAGAGAAGAGAGTCCGTGGCAGCTTGTTTAAGCCGACTAATTGACGGTGAAGCGGGCCTAATTGTACATCCACAATGCAAGTTGTTGCGTAAAGGTATGAGTGGGGGATACAATTACAAAAGAGTGCAGGTATCAGGAGATGAGAAATTTCGTGATATGCCTGATAAAAACATTTATTCCCATGTGGCAGAGAGCCTTCAATATCTGTTAGTGGGAGCAGGTGAGGCTAGGACTTTGGTTAGGCGTGAGTCAGTCGGAAGACGACAGGCCTATGCCATTAGTGAATACGAGATACTTTAAGGATTAAATATGGGCGGATTATTTGGAATGAAGTCAGCGCCAGCTACACCAGCGCCACCACCTGCACCAGAGATAGCACCAGACATTGCTAAAGCTCAGCGCTTATCAGACCAAGAGCAGGCAGATGCAATGCGCAGACGAAAAGGCCGTGCATCTACTGTACTTTCTAAGGGATTGCTTGCAGAAGCAGCTCCAACAGCAACTAAAACTCTAGTGGGGATGTAAACATGGGCGCAACATACCAAAAAACAATCGGTCAGCCAGTAGGCAAAGCATTTCGCAGCGTAGAAAAAGCAATTGGATGGAATAAAGATTCTCCAGCAACGCCTGCTCCTGTTACTACAATCAAAGACCCAACAGGCGACCAGATTAAAGAATTGCAAGCATTGAGCAATCAGCAAGAATCAGCCGCACAACTGGCTGCAAGACGCAAGCGAGGCCGTGCATCTACAATGCTTACAGCAGAATCTGCCACAGGTTCTTCCACAGCTAAAACACTTTTAGGGGGTTAATCATGGGCGGAGCAGTTAAATCATCAATAAGCAGAATTACTGATGCAGCGCAACAAGTAGTAAGCGG